TCGGTCATGGCAGCCTGCTCAAAGTCGTCCCATTTCAGCTCATCAAGCAATTCGGAATATTGATTGCCCAACTCGGCAATCATGTCGATTACCTGCCCCTGGTCGGTGTTGCCAAGCTCCATGGTTCTGTTGTCAGCAAGGGCAAATGCGATTGCGCGGGCATTATCACCGTCTAAAACCACGGCGGCTATCTTGTCCCAGCCAAGCTTCTTTGCTGCTTGAACTTGATGATTTCCAGCGACAATCGTAAAGGTGCCATCATCGTTGTCCTTGACGACGATTGGCTTTACCTGACCAAATTCTGCGTACGAAGCTGCAATCGCATCGACATCACCTTTACGCGGGTTGTTCTCCAACGGCACCAACACGTCGATAGACATTGCCAACTTCTTGATTGACTGATGTATCATTCCTCAGATTCTAACTCGACCACTTCGGCCTCTACGGGTGCCCCTAACTCCTTGCTGCCATCAAGAATGTTGTCAACATACTCTTTGGTGAGTACTCCGCTATTACCCATCAGCTCAAGGAGCTTACGGGCTTCTGCTTCGGGTGAGAACTGCGATGTGATATCTTTTGCGGCAGCACCAGCAAGCGTTGCTCGAATCGGCGTTGAGCTGGATACATCCATCTGGACATTGATGTTGCTTTGCTCCATGCCGAGCAGACGAGAGCGCCTATCAATAATTGACAGCATGGTTTGAACAGCCTTTAGGTCTGGCTCAATCTGTATCTCTGTACCGTCGTCGTTCTTAACTTTCCTGTATTGCGTGAGCGGCCAGACTGATTGCTGTAGGGCATCAAGTCTTTCAAGCTCCATGCGTAGTACTTCCGGGTAAGCGAGCAGTGCTTCTTTGTTTAGCTTCTCGAGCTGCCTGCGAATAGCCACACCTACGGCTGATGTGGTCATGCCGAACCTTCGGGCAATTTCATTACTGGCAACGCCAGCCTGCCTCATCTTGAATATGCGCAAATCCCTTTCTACAAGAAACTCTCGCGTCAAGGGTCTTTTCTCTTTTGCCATCACAACTCCTTCATAAATTCTAGAACTTCAAACGGCAGTCGCAGGCTACGTTTCATCTTTGTCGGCCAGGCTCGTTTATCACGGGCACCACGAAAATGTTTCACGTCATAGACATACCCGTCAGGATTCAGTGGGTCTGGCGTAATAGAGATACCAAACTCTGGCCACCGCGACCATACGGATGAGCCGAACGGACGTAGTTCACGGGTTGAATTGGATGAGCCAAGCGGCGCGTGGTGCTCCAACCACAATGCACATCCGTACACATCTCGTATGTGGTCAAGGAACTTGGCAACCTCAACAGCCAAAGCCTCACTGGTCAGAGAGCCGTTATCTACATATGCCTTATACAGTGGGCCAAGACAAATTAATTCTGGTCGAATTCTGTCGACCAATTGCTCAACGAATCCCCTGTCTTTGGATGAAGCCAAGTCCAGTCCTGCTGGATGTATGTGTAGGTGGGCATCTACGGTTGTCGCATGGGATAGACGAATCGCATTCTCCATTATTGTTCGCGAAGTGCGCCGAATGATTCGCGCCGGGTTCTCAAGGTCGATGGTCAGCGTTCGGATTGGTGGCATCGGCTGAAATGTAAATGGATGAAGCCCGGCAGCACAACCAATTGCCACCTGGCGAGCGAGCATTGTCTTGCCAACACCTTCTGCAGCAACAACGATGACACGCTCTTGTTTTTCAAGCAGTCCTGGGATTACCCATTCGTACGCATCGCTCTCTGCTTCTAGTAAAAATTCTTGCCAGTTGACAGTTCGTCCATAATCTTCAAACGACGCGGTGGTAAAGCTGTTGGCTGCAAATGATATTCGGCTTAGCTTTTGCTGGAGCGATAGGCGCTCCATAGACATAATGTCTTGAATTTGTGTTAATAGCTTGTCTTCTGGTTTGTTGCCTATCTCTGCCTTTTCGTCATCAGATAATTCAGTTTCATTTTCAGCCACTTCACTTTTTTCTGCAGTGCTTTCATATGATGTGAGCTCAAACATTGTTTCTGTGTCAATGACATACCCCATGGCAACATGGTCAGAAATGTCTTTTGCGTGTTTTGATACATAGACCGTGGCACGGCCTCCAGCTGCGATAATCTCATCGCGCACTGAGATTGCGTGTCTCTTGCCAGGGTCATCGTTGTCTGCAATGATGCACACCGCCGTTGCCGCTGCAAGTGTGACCGTGTAATCAGCTTGCCAATTGTTCGCGCCATTTGTCATCGTGGTTGCCGGAATGCCAAACGATTGCAGCATCGTGTCTGCATCTTTTTCGCCCTCAACAAGCCACACAGTCTCGTTTGCAGCAATCGCTTTCAATATTTCTGGGAGGCGATAAAGAACCTTACGGGTGTCAGTTAAGTTGTATAGATAGTCGCCCTGTTTGTTTGGGTCGGGTCGTCTGTGAATAAAAGATTTCTTGCCATCGTCATGCTCAAACCGAAGCTTTTCGTATAAAACGTTTCCGTCTTCATCGTGATACACATAAGTCTTGGTCAGCTTTTTCTTTGGCTTTTTCGCAGACACTGATGAGACACTAGCCGCTGAACTTGACTTGCTGCCTTTCCACGTGTTGCTGAAGATATTTGTGGGCTTCTGTGCAAAACCGTCTTTGATTAAATCAAGCCCACATGACTGGAATATCTTGGTGGCGTCACACAGTCCCCGATGGCAATAAACAAGGGCTTCGTCTTGGTCGCCAACCTTAACTGCCAGTGAAGGGGTTTCGTCATCCGTCCGACACGGGCATGATGCCATCCACTGGCCGTTTACCTCTTTTACATTGTTGAGACGAGAAAGAAGTTTTGCTACTGGCTCAGATTGATAAATGGCCATGCGGTCCTGCTTCTAGCGCTTTGCGTGCCTCCGAATACACGAACCCTTGCTGATGGTGGACATTATGGGCTTTTTGAATAGCCGTGCGCGTGCGCACGCGAAGCTTAGTGGACATCCCACCCCATATTCCCTGAACGCCCGGATTGTCAATCGCAAAGTCAGCGCACTCTTTCTGCTCAGCGCATGAGTTGCAAATTTGTATCGCTTTTCGCGTGTTCATCACCATTTGTGCGCTTGGGTGTTTATCCGGAAACCACCATTCCGTAGGCATGCCAACGCATGCCGCATTTTTGAATTTGGGAACGTCCAGTGGTTCTGGTAATTCCCAGTTCAATCGACGAAGAATTTGTTTTACTTCTTCTGATTGCTTCTCTGTCATATGACCCCCTCGAGCGTCTACAAATAGTAGTCGCTGAATCGAAGCAGGTCAATGCATTTAGGAAAATTTCTTCACAAAGAACCACGCCAAGTCTCGTAGCTTTTTTCTAAAAGCCTTACGAGGGGATTCGCTTGATGAATACGCCTCGACGAAGTCGCTCATTGCTCTCTCGGACATGAGTGCAACCTTCTGTGTCAGCTCTCGATACTGGTCTGAATTTGCATAATGTGACCATATCTTCTCATCGAATGTTTGATGCCGATAAAACATGTAATCGTCCAGTGCGTTTTTATCTGCGATGATTTCGGTTCTCCAGCCCATCTTGTGTTCGACCTGGGTCAAGACTTCAAGCAATGTATCTGTGCCGCCAAAGTCAAATGCATTTTTTACAAACGTGCGAATGACGCGGTTCTCAAACAAGCTCTTTTGAAGCGCATCCACGCCATTACTTTCTTCGTCATCATCTTGATTATATGGTTCGGACTCGATGTGTGACAGGTCCTCTTCGTCCCATTCTGGATAATCATCAGATTCAGACATGAACTTATGATACCACCACGCGATGGGCAAGAAGCTTCTTTTGAGTTACGGTCGAAGTGTCATCCATTGACGCAATTGCACTGGATGTGGCATCAACTGAACGATAGAAATCAAGATATTCAACAACAGCGTTGTACGCAGACCACGCGTTAAAACCAAATTTCGCACCATTGCGGTTGTTGCTGTATATAGAACGAATCATCTCATGAACGCCATCGCGTGTTTTTCTTTGGCGGTCCGTTTCCTCTGCGGCTTTGGGGAACACTGCATTAATAACGCTGTCGAGTTTCTTTCCGCCCATCGGTACGGGAATCGACAACATTCGCTCTGCTTCCGCGGCGAACTCCACGCCCCAAGTCGAGGAAATTTTCAGCACGTTTTTCGCATCTTCAATGGTTGAATCAACATTTCGTGTGTGCCTGGCGATAAACACGCGCTCTGCTTGACGCAATCCCAGAATGACAGTATTGCTGCATACGGCTCTTATGTCCGTGTTCGCATATCGGATTGGCCACACACCGTCATGTCCAGAACTAACTACCAAATATCTGGCGATTCTGTCATTGACTCCTGCCGGGTCCACGACAATGCCACCCAATTCAACTGTTGCAAAGAATCTGGCTCCGTTTTTGAGAACACCAACAGTGTCCATAACCGCATCGCCCTTTGAGGCACCAACAATCGCAAGCGCTCGCTCAAGTACCTCGCGATTTTGACGCACCTCGTACCGCGTTCCAACTGTTGCCAGTGGTGTGAAAGAGCCATCGAGATTCTGGCGAATAGTTGCCCTGCTGTCTTCAATCATCAGAACTGTTCCGTCTGCATTTCGAATCAAATTTCCGTCATCGTCAACGGCTGCAACACGGGTAAGCACAACATCGAAGTCGGCATTTGCCGCCTGCAGCATTGCCTCCATCGTCTGCAAACCAGCCATTGCCGTACCAAGTCGATGCCAAGGTGCCTTGCGGTCGCCTCCGGTTGCATAAGCCATTTTGGCTTTGCCACCCACTATTTCAAGCTCGTGTGCCATACATATATCCTACCCCTACCTTATCATCAGGGCATCACCTACTAGGATGTAACTGTCACGCAAGAAGCGTTCCGACTCTCGCCGGACTTCGGGCGAACTCCGTGACTTGGGGCGGTGTCAATCCCTATTGGCACCGCCCCCAAAACAATTAAATTTGAACCTGCGGGTCGCGTGGAAAAATCAGAGCCTCAAGTAGTGCGTATGCGCTGTCGTTGAATATCTGCAGCTGTTCAGCAATGGCCACGCTGCTGTCAATGTCCCATTCGATATTCATCAAGTGGTGCATAACGACTCTATTGTTCACAGTGTCGCCTCGATAGATGCGAATGAACCCGTCACGCGCCCATGTTGCCTGCCATACATCTGTGCCGTCGTCTTTGGTGTCGATAACGACAGAATGGGTATCAAAAGACTTCATCGATTGTCTCCGCTCCCTCGCAAGAAACCGCGCTTTTGACGGAATTCAAGCTTGTAATAATTCTCTGCTAGCACATCACTCATGTCAATTCCCATTTCCGTGACCAACATCGACAAGTACCACATTACATCGCCCAACTCATCAAGTATTGCGAGTTTTGCGTCATCGCTAAAAATGCCAGAGTCATCCCGTAAAACCTTTTTGATTTTGCCTGCGACCTCACCTGCCTCGGAAGCAAGCCCAAGGGCAAGATAGACAATCGCCTGATTTTCTGGGTATATGGCAAACTGCTCTATCTTGCGTTGATATTCGTTCACGCTGTCCATGGTTCGATATTCGCCTATTTCAAATTGTTTTTCCAGAACGATGCGATGGGCAATTCCCATGACTTCTTGGACTTCGGCATAGTCAAAGTGTTGCTTGCCGTTCTCGCTGCCATCGGGTGAATTGTCGTTACCGTACTGTTCTTTGTGGTTTTGCTTCCAATACCACTCGTTGCGTTTTTCGGGGTCGTGATGGTTTTCGTTGGACATTTGCGATACCTCTTATATCTGGTGTTTTGATACACACTACATAGGGGGTGATGCACGGTACAAGCGACTGTGACGCCAGGCACAAGGGTTGCATTTACCCCCCATGGGATTATAATCACTTTTGATGGAAAAAGACCGAAACACAGCTATTTGCATAGCCAAAATTTTAATTGGCTTTACTGTGGCAGCGGTTGGTCTGTACATCGCGTTAACTATTTCATCAATTCAAAGTTTTTTTAGACGAATACGCGGCTAATTCACCAAAGGAGAAGCGACGTTGAATATCCCCGGCTATAACCTATTTGCACAACAAGACTATGTAATTGACCGGTGGCGCGACAAAGCACGCCGAAGCCTAGCCGACACATTGTCGCCAGGCAGCGTGAGTGATGACATTGTCGACGAACACGCACAAGACCTATACGAGATTTCGTGCTGGGCAGAGGAACGATTTCGAGACACACGTCGTGGTGAACCTAATTGGGGTAGCGAGTGAAGTTCGTTTGCCTGCGTATTCGTTGGACAACACATGAATGAGCTACAGCTTCGAGTTGAAGCACTCAAAGACAAGATGATTGGCACCAAATGGATTGAGATTGATGAGGGTTGGTATCAGCTTGTTGTGGACTGCGATAAAGAACTGACCGCGATTGACCACGCATATGGCATTCTCCAAATCAAGGAAAAGTTCGGTGCGCTGCGCTATTACATGACTCCCAGCAACGACACCACGCCAGAGCAACGCGACGCGATGCACGCAATCGTCAATCGATACGAACAAATTTCGCAAACAGTCTGTGAGGCAACTGGCAAGCCTGGGGTATTGATGGTTTCGCCTGGCGGTTGGCGAAAAACATTGAATCCTGAGTATGCGGCCGATACGCTTCACTATGCGAAGTACGAAATTATCCAATGAGCATGAAAGTCTCCGTATTCAACGGGCAGCCAGCAATATACGTTCGCTACCGCACACGTAAACCAAAGGCTGGGGAACATTTTAATTTGTACGAAACCGACGACCCTATTCCCAACAAATACCCTGTCGAACGGTTAATTCTCAAAGAGTGTCTACACTCAAAAAAGAATGAAATTGACAAAAATCAAATCGAAGAATGGTGGAGTTTTGACAGTGTTTCTGAATTTGAATTCCACAGAATGAGACATGCCGCGAGACACTCAGAAATTATTGAAAAAACTCACGATAGACTTTTTTGACATGGGGCCTGTAGCTCAGTGGTCAGAGCAGGGCACTCATAATGCCTTGGTCGTGGGTTCAATCCCCACCGGGCCCACAAAATGATGTTTTCAGACCATCACAATATTCATGACTTTTCCGAATGGAATATCCTCATTGCGGTCGCTGCGGCTTCTTGCATAATTGTCGGGTTTTATATAAAGTACCTACAGTCGAAAGATGATTAAGGAAACTACACAGATATAATGGGAGCTATGATAACAAGAACAACCAAAAATGCGTAAGTTCACAGGGGTAGAAATCAAAGCGCTTACTGCAGAACTAGAGAATTTGACTACTTGCATGGACATACCGTTTTACCGTCGAACCGATGCGGCGTGGCTTCTTCGTAATGCGTCAATCAATAATCCCAACCACAAAAATCTAGCCAAGGTGATAAAAATAGCTACGCTTTTAACAGGAGAGACAAATGGATAACTTCGAAGACTGGATGGCCCACGGAATAAAAATGGGATGGGCTGGTCCTCCGGTGTGCTACACGCATGACGGATTACCAATGTCCGAACAAGAAGATGAAGATTTTCAAGAAGGTGACCCGTGCATTCACGTCGTACGCCTATATTACGACGCAGAACACAAAGCGGCAGTCGAAAAGGACCACGCCCCTTCTCAATGGAGAAATCACTACAATGGAGGAAACAATGGCTGAACCAATTTCGCTTGAAGAAGTTCAAGCAATTGTCGATGAGATGGTCAAAATGGGATTCATTGCCGTGAGTTACGGCCATGATGGCGTTGAGCGCTACCAGTTAACAGAACTGGGTCGACTCGAATTGCGGCTGCAAGAGGATTAGCAAATGAAGTTTGTTATCTGTACTGCGTGTGGAAAATCGGTTCCTGCAGAATCGGTGAATGACCAATTTCCAGATGCGGGTCTTGTATTGCCATACGAGGAGTTTGGGTACTATGGCGGATTTACAGATATCGAGTTTGGGTTTTTTGATAGTAAGAATTATCCAAAGACTTGGTTGATGTGTCATGACTGTGTTGTCAAACTATTTACGGTGTTTCCATTACTTGGCAAGACACTTACTCGCGGCACGCATCCATGCGACAATGAAAAGCCGTGCTGTGAATGGGCTTGGCGACCAACAGAAAACTTTGGCAAATATACAAAAGATTCAGATGGCGCTTTAATTCCTGCTCCGGGTCCTCACTATCAAATAGTTCAAGACGGACAATGGGTAGACGCATTTGACTAGACAACGGCTATTTCTCGATATTGACTGTCTAGAGGCGGCCAGACAGCGCATACGGCACGTCTACGACACCTTTGATACGGTCTGCGTCCAGTTTTCTGGCGGCAAAGACTCTACGGCTGTTCTTTATCTCGCCAAAGAGATACATGAGGAACGAGGATTGGGACCTGTCAAGGTGATATTCCGAGATGAAGAAATGGTCAGCCCAATGGTGTTGGCCCATGTAGAAAAAGTTAGAAACTATGACTGGGTGGATATGGAGTGGTATTGCCTACCATCAAGCGCTGAGGTGTGGGTATTAGGCCGACGGGAGTATTGTCTCATCTGGAGCCATTACAGAGCGTCTGAGGGCCGTTTAACGCGTGATATGCCCTCGTGGGCTATCCGAGCCGAGAACTTCGGTTTAAGCCCTTCTGAGCCCATTCCAGAGCACTACGACTACTACATGATGCAGGGCAAGGTTGGTCGCACAGCGTTCATTACGGGTGTTCGTGCCAATGAATCAATGATGCGTTATCGGTCTCTTGTCCAGAAGTTACACGAAAACTACATTGTTACGCCGTATCGCCTGAAGCGCTCAATACCGTTGCGCTTTGCCAAAGTTATCTACGACTGGACAACTGATGACGTTTTGAAGTTTATATCTGAAGAGCACGGAGCCGAATACTGTGAGTACTATGACGTTGCCGCTCTTACCGGTTCTCACATACGGGTTGGGATACCGCTGCATTCTGTAGCAATCCGACGCCTGGGTGACGTTGTGGCCACCGAACCAGAGTTCTATGACCAGCTTTACCGATGCTGGCCGCATATCGACGCACAGCGGCGCATATGGGCAGATTTCAATCTTGAAAAACACATCATGCAATATGCTGCCGACGGGTGGGATGGCGTGCGTCGTTGTCTTGAAGAAAACGTCGTTACACCCGGTCTAAACACAAGAGCAAAAGCCTATTGCGCCGAGTTCCGCCGTAAGCATACGAAAGACCCTCGCTCATATCCCCTGCACTGGCTAATTCGAAATCTACTTATAAGCGAATTTGCAAGTAGGGCGGTTACACCAATCGGTCCTGGTACGCGGGCTTACACAATTCAAAAAGAAATTGAATCTGAATAAGAACTCATATACTGTACAAACGGGGGCGACAAATGAACCGAGCAGAAAAACGTCGACAGGAGCGAGAAGCCCTGCGGCGTAAGCAGAACTTCCGCCGAGCATTATTCGATAAGACTGTCGGTGCTGTCACTCAACAGTCTGTCACGCTTGGGCCAGCCACTTTTAAAACTGCTGAATCCGGAACCGGTGCGTGTCCAGATTGCAATGCTGGTCTTGAAATGAAGAAAGATAAGTACGGCAATTTCCACGCGATTGTCAGACATGATGATGAATGTCCTTGGTATAACCAATGGCTAGAAGCACAGGAAAAACACAACAAATGAAAGAGTTTGACGAGCTTGAAGACGATGAACTTGATTACTGGCTAGAACTAGCCACGGAGCATCTAATGGAGCACGGCTTTATTCCCTTCACCGACGAAGTATGGACATCGGATAAATACTTTGAAAAAATTACAAATACAGCGCGCGAAATGTACGAGGACTCACTCCTCTAATAAATTACTTTCGGCAATGATTTTGTCGCACTCGGCAATTTGGCGGTCGAGTTCTTTTATTTCTGCTTCAAGCTTTGCGATTTGTTTCTCGATTTTGGCAATTGAAGTGTCAGATTTTGTTTGTTTGGACATGCCGAATGAATTATATATCAAATATCTCTTGGTTGGGAAACGCAATTCGTCGAGCGGTATCTGAGTCTAGATATACCATCACATATGAGAGTCTGACTCCACCCTCGTCGTCCTCTATAACAACGTCAATTGTTTCTGGGGAGATGGACAACACACTGGCTATGCCCGCGCGAATCATGCCAATGTCTTGTTCGGTCTGAGCAACACCTTCTGCGATGTCGTCAATCCAAGCCTCCTCTATCGGCGGGTCGACTATTGCTGGACGAGAAAGATTGGTGAGAATGGACTCGGCTATGCCAGCTTTGACACACTCAAGACAAGCAATCTTTTTGGTCGAAGCGGCACGCTTGCGTATCTCTGTATGGCCACATTCAAGTTTGTGAATGTATTGAACCTTGCTCCACTCACCGGTCTTGATTATCTCAACAACGGCACGCTGCGGTGCGCTCTTACGGCTGTACTGACTGCTCATCGAGTATCTGGTCAACAAACGCATCTAAATGTAATTGCGCCACAATGTCAACAACACTCATTCGGATACCGTTCGGTAATTCAAGAAACGTTTGAGACAGCTGTTCGAACACGTGGTCTTCGGTAAGTGACTCCGTAGAGCCTGCAGCAATCACAAATGTCTGTATTGCCTGTTTACATACAGGTATCAACTCCGTGGATACGGGCGGGTAATGGTTGCTAGTTAAATGCCAACTCAGAGCTTGGTCTAGTTCGGCATGTTGCGCTGCGCCATAGGCACTTATGTATCCCATTACTCATCCTCTGTGAGAGATTTTATTGCTATTCCGATAAACAGCCCGAATCCAACCAATAGAAACATCCCCAAGAAGACATCAAGGCTTGTCATTGGCGATTCCTTCCTTTAAGAAGTCCAATACTATCTGCTGTGCGGTTGCGGTTTCTTCAATTTCCGTGCCCTCGGTTGCGGCATCTACCACCGAGCGTTTTGACTCGATTAAGTCAAATATCTCTTGGTCTATTGTTTTGTCAGCAATAATGTAAGTGGCCATTACCGAACCCTTCTGGCCAATGCGATGACACCGGCTGTATGTCTGGTCGACATCTGCTGGAGTCCACGGTAGCTCCACAAATAGCACGTCTTGGGCTGCGGTCAACGTGTGTCCGGTTTTGGCGGCTTGTATTGACAACACAATGACGGGAGCTTCGTCAATGCTGCCGGTTTGGAATTGATGTTTGTGCTGCTGTACTTGTTCGACTGGCATGCCGCCCTGAATTTTCAGCCCGCAGTAGTGGTCGGCAATTGCGTCGACAATATCACGGTGATGGGCAGCCACCACGACTTTTTCCCCGGAGGCAATCTTGCCGTCAATCCATTCGAATACGGATTCCATCTTTGCTTTTGCAGCTAAACGCCGCAACACGGATATGCGAACGAGGTGCTCGTTTGCCTCAGCACGAATCTTTGCGTGTACGGCTGCGTTCCAGATTGATGTCCCCATCTCGAGCGCCACCTCTTTGGCACGTCGGGTGATGTATTCGATAATGTCACGGCGCGCCTGGTCGTACTCTTTCATGCCTGCACTGGACCCTGAAACAACAATCTTGGAGTGACGCACCGCCGGTAGGTCGGTAAGGACCTGGTCTTTGGTGCGCCGGATATAACAAGTGGCGCGAAGCGTGTCGTTTAGTTCATCAAGGTTTGTGGCTCCATCAATATGCCATTGCCCAAATCGGTCACGGAATGCACCGCAATAACGTCGGTAAAAACCCCACAGTCCTCCAAATTTATTGAGTTGACCAAGGATGTCCAGCTGCGGTCCGAACTCCGCGGGTCGATTTGTTATTGGTGTTCCGGTAAGGCACAGCACCAATCCGTCTTCGTGTGCCGAACGGGCCATCTTGATGGCTGACTTGGTCCGCTTCGCGGTTGGGGTTTTTGCGTAGTGAGACTCATCAAATACGTAACTCTTGAAACCAGTAAGCGATTTAATCCAATGGTCGATGTTCGAATAGCCGACCACAATGACGTCGAATTCATTACGGTCAGGAAATTCTGAACGGTTGGCTACGGTACCGATTTTGCGGTTCGGTAACCATTTGTTAAATTCATCGCGCCAGTTAAGAACAAGACCCGGTGGACATACAACCACCGCAGGATAGGCATCCGTGTATTCCAATGCTGCCATGGCTTGAATTGTTTTACCCAATCCCATGTCGTCAGCAATGAACGACCGTTTTGCTTTGGTTGCGTAGAGGACTCCGGCTTTCTGATACGGCAGGAGTTCTCCCTTGAGTGACGGTATTTCTAGCTCTGCGGTAACTGCTTTGGCCGCTGCAATCGATTCGGTTCTGGCATTCTCGATTTCATCAGCCATTACAACTATTTCGTTCGGTATGTCATACCCAAAAGCTTTCGCCCAGCTAATAACCTGTTGAACTGCGGTGAGCGGTGCTCTCCACGCCTTTGAGTTGGAATCCCAGGTAACACCGGAAATTCCCTTTACGGCACGGATGCGCACTGGGTCGTAGGAAAAGCTCATATATAGCCAATCCTTGTCTTGAAATACCCCAATTCGCTTTACTGTTTTTGCGGGAATCATAAAGGTAAGAACATCGTTATCAATATGGAAGTTGTATCTACTGGCAAAATCGCGTGCTTCGTGCAGACTTGACATCGGAACTCGCCACACACGAGATACTTTGTCCCATTTTGCACCTTCTATTTTCTTGATTTCTGCAACTTGCGCAGCATTGTATGGGAAGTCAAGCACTAAATGGTCATTTGATAACGCCAGAGTTTCTGACATAAACATCATCATACAACTCAAAAGCCCCGAATGCAAAAGCAATACCAAAACAGGTCAAGAGCGGCGCGCCTGGCGGCGAGCGTGCGGCGCATCAAAACCGCAAAGAGGTGAGTGTATGCAAAAGAAAAGCCCGCTTGCGGGGGGTCGCAAGCGGGCTTTCCCTTCCTTTATGTTGTGATGTTTGCGTCTACGAAAAGAGTACTGCCATGAAAATCATTGTACAGATTATGGCATACGACATTCTGCCTCCCTTCTTGTGATAGGTCAAATTATGATAGCCACTTTCTAAATGGCTGTCAAGCATAGACCGCGGTCACACCTGAACAAGTGCGCCGTCTGCGCTGCTCCAACTCGACGACGTGTGGGCTGGGCGCCCGGAAGAAAGCTCGTTCGTCGATTAATACGGGGCTCTAAGACGCCATCAAAAACCGACGGTGGCGTATGAGTAAGCGTGGATACAACAAAAAACCGCCTAGTCATCACGACTAGGCGGTCTCTGGGGGGGAGTTGTGGAGTTGTTGGGCTATTCGGTAGGTGTGTCTAGTGCCTTACGCATTGCGTCAGTCACAAGTTCATCAGAAGTGCGTATGAAAACTTCGGTGAGTTGCTGTGGTATTCGGGCTAGTAGTCCGTCCACATCATCTTTTTCTATGAGTGTTTCGGTGATTTCATCAACTACCTGCATTAGCAAGTCGCTAATCATTTCGCACTCTTCCGCCACTTCGCTTAGGCGTTCTGCCGTATTTTCGGGCATTGTGTCCCCCCTTTCTGCTACTCATACTAGGGCACTTGTGGGATAAAGTCAAGTTTTTTTATGTGACCTTTGGCACAACTAGTCTCTGTGTCGGGCGTCACATACCGAGGGTGTGTCGGGCGTCACACTAACAGCCCTTGTGTCGGCGGTCACACGCTCTGTGTCGGGCGTCACATTGGTGTGTCGGCGGTCACTCCTGTGTGTCGGGCGTCACATTAGCGAACATCTGTTCGCTCGGCAAGCCGACCGGCAAGTTCCGTCGTCGAGGGCGACAGCGCGCCGTCGGACATCACCCGCACGGGGCTTCCAAGTCCCATCTGGGTCTTCTTACGACGGTGGTAGATGAGCCGACGGGTTATGTTATTACGATTATTGCCCAAAGTCAAG